ACACGGGCGAGCTGGCCGCGCTCAAGGCCAGGTCGGCCGAGGCCCCCGATCCCGCCAGGTACGTCGAGGTCGCCACGCTCACCGCCGTGCGCGGCGAGCTGGCCACCGCCACCACCGAGCTGGCCTCGCTCAAGGCTGCGCAGCACGAGGCCGAGGTCGACAAGGTCGTGACTGCCGCGCTCGCCGCCGGCAAGCTCACGCCGGCCACCGAGAAGTGGGCGCGCGATCTGGGCAAGAAAGACCTAGCCGCGCTCACCGGCTATGTCGAGACCGCGCCCGTCGTCGTCAAGCCGGGCGAAACGCAGACCGGCGGCAAGTCGGCCGGCGGTGACGGCAAATCCCATCAACTCTCCGACGTCGATACGGCGGTCATGACGGCCCTGGGCCTGACTGCCGAACAGTTCGCCGCCGGCAAACAGGAGGCTTAAGCAATGGCTGCTCTCACCGCTGCACGCAACACGCCGGAACGCGCCGGCGACGTCCTCGGCTTCCCCGTCAAGGCCGCCGTCAAGACGATCCAGGGCGGCATCGCGGTCCTCAACGCCGGCTATGCCGCGCCGGGCACCACTGCCGTCGGCCTCATCGCCATCGGTCGCTTCGAGGCGACGGTCGACAACACCACCGGCGCCGCCGGCGCCGTGTCGGCCGAGGTCAAGCGCGGCACCTTCAAGTTCGGCAACTCGGCGGCCGGCGACCTGATCGCCCAGGCCGACGCCGGCGCCGACTGCTACATCGTCGACGACCAGACGGTCGCCAAAACCTCCGCCACCAACACCCGTTCCGTCGCCGGCAAGATCATCGCCGTCGATGCCGACGGCGTGTGGGTGAAACTCGGCCAGTAACGGGAGAACCACACCATGATCATCACCGCCGCTTCGCTTATCGCCCTTCAGCAAGGCTTCAACGCTGCCTTCCTGCAGGGTTTTGGTTCGGCCAAGCCGAGCCTTGACCTGGTCGCCATGCGCGTGCCTTCGACCGCCGACATCGAGAACTATGGCTGGATGAAGGAACTGCCCGGCATGCGCGAGTGGGTTGGTCAGCGCGTCATCCATAACCTGGAATCCAGCGCCGCGCAGCTCCAGAACAAGTCGTGGGAACACACCATCGGCGTCAAGCGCAATCACATCGAAGACGACAAGCTCGGCATCTACGCGCCGCGCCTGCAGATGCAGGGCGAGATCGTCGGCCGCCACCCGGATGAGCTGGTGTGGGGCCTGTTGCCCACCGGCTTCGCCGTCAAGGGCTTCGATGGCCAGTACTTCTTCGACACCGACCACGTCGGCTACACGGCCGCGGGTGTCGAGACCTCCTGGAGCAACACCGGCGCCGGCGCCGGCGCGCCCTGGTTCCTCGCGGACCTGTCGCGCAGCTTCATGAAGCCGCTGATCTTCCAGGAGCGCAAGAAGCCGGAGTTCGTGTCGCTGACGCGCCCGGACTCGGATCACGTATTCCTCAACGGCGAGTTCCTCTACGGCGCGGATGCGCGCTACGTCGCTGGCTTCGGCTTCCACCAGCTCGCCTACGGCTCCAAGGCCACGCTCGATGCGACCAGCTTCGCCGCCGCGCGCCTGGCGCTGGAAACCCAGCGCCGCCCGGACGGTTCGCCGTTGGCTGTCATGGCCACGCACCTGGTGTGCGGCCCGAGCCGCCGCACCGAGGCCGAGGCTGTGCTGATGAAGGAGTACCTGGCCGCCGGCGAGAGCAACACGAACTACAAGGCGGTCAACCTCGTCGTCGATCCGCGCCTCGGCTAACCCATAACCACCCGCAAAGCTGGTGCAAGCGCCGACCCCGCCCTGGTTTGCCAGGGCGGGCCGAGGCCAGAAGCAACGTAGCACGCCTGCCGAGTGGCATTTCCAACAGGCGAATTCCAGATCAGGAGATCAACATGGCAGACCCGAAACCCAAGACCAAAAAAGTGCCTGGCCTGCGCGTGCGCGCGCTGGTCGATGGCTTCCGTCGCGGCGGCCGCGCCTGGAACGTCGGCCCCGTCGACGTGCCGCTGGCCGACCTCAACAAGACGCAGATCGCGCTGCTGCGCGACGAGCCGCAGCTCGTCGTCGAAGACATCGAGATCGAAGTCGCGGCCGCCGAGTAATAGTCGATGACCTACGCCACCGCCGCCAACCTGCTGGAGCGATTCTCCGCCGAGGAGATCGCCCAGCGTGCCGACCGCAGCATCCCGCGCCTGGTCACGGCGCCGATGCTCGCGACGGCGGCGGCGGGCGGCAGCATGTCCGGCTACACGGCCGCCGAGCAGGCGGCCGCTACCGCCGTGCTGACGCTGGTGAATGGCGCCCTGGCCGATGCCGACAGCGAGATCGACGGCTACGTGGCCACGCGTTACAGCGTGCCGCTGAGCCCGGTGCCCTCGATCGTCAAGCGCCTGGCCTGCGACCTGGCGCGGTACAGCCTCTACGACGACCAGGCGACCGAGACCATCCAGAAGCGACGCGACGCGGCCGTGGCCGTGCTGCGCGACATTTCTGCCGGCAAGGTCAGCCTGGGCACCACCGACACCGGCGCCTCGGCGCCGCCGCCCCAGGGCGGCATGGTCGAAATGGTCGGGCCGGAGCGCGTGTTCGCCAGGGAATCGAACGGGGGGCTGCGTTGATGAAGTTCGAAGTCAAGATCGACGACGCCCGCCTGATGAGCACGTTGCGCCGGATGATGACGAATGCCGCCCGGCCGCAGTCGGCCATGCAGGATATCGCCGACCTCGGCGAGAGCAGCACGCGTCTGCGCTTCCGCACGCAGAAAGACCCGGAGGGGAATGCGTGGAAGAAGGGGCGCAAGACTGCCGGCCGCACCCTTACGCAGGACGGGCACCTGGCCGGGTCGCTATCGAGTCGCGCGACGTCGAATGCCGCTACCTGGGGCGTCAATCGCGTCTACGCGAAGATTCACCAGTTCGGCGGTGTCATCAAGCCGAAGAACAAGAAGGCGCTGCGCTTCAGTGTCGCCGGTGGCGGCTTCGTCACGGCCAAGAAGGTCACGATGCCGGCCCGGCCGTTCATGGGCATCTCGAAGGGCGACCGCGAGGACATCCTGCATGTGTTGCGCAGGCATTTCGGGGGAGGCGCAATTGCTGGCTGAACTCGAAGACGGACTGATCGCCCTGGTCAGGGGCGCGTCACTGGGGCAGAAGCTGGCCACCGTCGCCGGGCTGCCGGATCTCGATTCGGTCTCCCTGGTCAAGCGCATGGTGGCGGAAGCGCCCGCAGTCTATATCGCGCCGATGGACTTCACGGTTGTCGATGGCCGCGCCGATGCCCGTTTCGGCATCGCCTGCGTCGCCAGGAACAGCCGGGGCCAGGAGGCCGCGCGCAAGGGCGACGGCGTGGCGATCGGCCTGACGCAGATCATCGACAGCGTGCTGGCCATCATGGATGGCGGAAAGGCTGATGACGTGGTGTTCTACGTCACCGGCGTCAGCTTCCAGGCCGACGAGGCGTTCTACGCCGCAGGGCTCTACGTGGCCACCGTCGCCATCGAGGCAGCCGGCGTCGACTTGCCGGCTGCGCTCGACGACGCGGCGCTGGCGCTGTTCAAGACCTTCCACGCGGACTACGACGTCGATCCGCACGCGCTGCCTGCCGAGCACGTTAAGTGGGCGGCGGAACCGCCCGACCATTCCACCTCGGCACCCGAAGTGTCCGAGACCACCACCCTTCAACCGTAGGAGGCCCTATGCCGCAGGTTATCGCTACCCCCATCAACGGCGCCCGCGTGCGCAAGCCCGACGGGCAGATCCTCAAGGCCGAAGGCGAGACGGTCGAGCGCGATTCTTTCTGGCTGCGCCGCGAGGTCGACGGCGATGTGCGCCTCGACGCCGTCCCGTCAGCGCCGACTTCCGATGCCGACGCGGCCAACGTCACCCCGATCAAGCCCAAGAAGTAACGCCAACCCACAGGAGGCACCATGCCCGACAACATCACCTTCATGTCGATCCCCACCGACTGGCGCATTCCCGGCGCCTGGCTGGAGATCGATCACACCAAGGCCGTGCGCGGCCTTCCCAACATGCCGCGCCGCGTGCTGCTGCTCGGTCAGCGCCTCTCCACCGGCAGCGTTGGCGCCGGCGTGCTGACCCGCGTTACTCGCGAGGCTGACGGCGTCAATTATTTCGGTCGCGGCTCGATGCTGGCACAGATGGTTCCGGCCGCACTCAAGGTGCACCCGACCGCCGATCTGTGGGTGTTGGCCCTGGACGATCTCGGCGCTGGCGTCGCTGCCTCTGGCACGATTACCTTCGCCGGCACGCCGACCGAGGCGGGCACGCTCAATCTTTACATC